TGATAGGAAAGCAGGATGGAGTCCGCGTCATCCGCTTCGGTGATCACCCTGAGTTCGGTAAGCTTTTCGGAATCATCCATCCTGTTTCACCCTTTCCTATTCTGCGTCAGCCCTGCGCTTGCGTCCCCGCCTCGCAGGTTCTTTTACTTCAGGCTCTTTTTCTTCCGGCTCTTCCCGGACGGCTTCGGTCGGGACGATGTCCTCACCTTCCGCGACCTTCATTTCGTCCTTGGCCTTGCAGGGTACTTCTGTCTTTTTCTGCGCTTCAAAGTGCCTGTGCAGCATCATTTGCGCTTACCCCCTGTGATTACGCCGGAACAGATTCAACCGCACCGGCAGCAACAGCCTTGCCATTGGTGTCCACAGCGACCACGGTGACATACTTGCCAGCAGCCGCAGTGATCTGCGTAGTGCCGGAGGTAAAGGCAGTACCGGTGAAGGTTTCACCGGCCACAACCTTGACAGGAGCATCGCCCACGGCGTACTTGTAGCTTTCGCCGGACCCCAGCGTATAGCCGGACGCAGTAACAACGGTATCACCGGAATTAGTACCGGCAGCAGCAGCCAGGGTGACCTTGGCCAGACCGCTGTCAACGCCCTTGACGATCTTGATGATCTTATGCTCGTTCAGCACATAGGGGGCGAACAGCTTGGAGCCGACCACCACGGTGGACTGGTTCACGATGTCGCGGTCGCTCTCGACCAGCGTATCGCGCTTCATGAAGATGGCCAGAGCGCCGGGCTTCATGATGTAGAAGTTGCCGTTCTTCACACGGTTGGACACCAGCACCTGACAGCCGTAGGCCATACCGACCACACCGCGCACACGCACGTCAGCGGCGATCTCGGAAGCGGGGATCCAGTCGTTCTTCAGCAGCTGGGCATAGAAGTCGGCGTCGCACAGAAGGACCTTGGTCCCTTCGATGTCCTCGCCGTACAGAGCCAGAGCCAGAGGAATGGAAGCGGGGCCGAAGGCATCGCCGTCCACGGCATAAACGTGGGTGGTCACCTTGGCAGCGTCGTTCAGCAGTTCCTTTTCAACCCTGTCAGCAATGGACATCTGAATCTGATTCACGCCCTCGCCCATGGGATCGCCATAGCCGGACAGCACGGCCTCATCGGTAAGCTGTACGCCGCGACCGATCTTGGACACCTTGACCTGCTTGGTGGACTGGGTCAGCTGAGAAATCGGAATGTCAGTGCCTTCCTCAACAGACTCGGCAATACCGATGTAGTTGTAGTAGGGAAGGGTCACGGTATCACCGGCGCGGCCATTCAGCGTGTTGTCGATAACGGCCAGAGGGGCCAGAGCAATCTTATCGATCAGCTTCGCGTCGATCAGGTCGGCAACGACCTGGGGGTTAAACAGATTGGCAAGATAAGTGCCAGTCGTAGTGGAAACGGTAGCCATAGTTTCTCATCCTTTCTTTCGGGAAGTTACCTCCCCATCAGTTTTCTGTATTCGTCCGGATGCTTCGTAGCGAACTCAAGACGGTCCTTGTATCCGAATCCGTCCAGCTGCTCCCTGGTAATGGTCGGGCCTTCCGCACTGCCCACACCGGGCGGGGGTACTTTGCCGAATTCCATCCGGAGAGCCTTTTCTTTCGCCACCCATGCCTTGTTCAGCATGTCGATGGCCATGTCAGTGTCAGCAGCGCCGTACAGGGCTTCCGCGATGCCGGTGGCAGTCTTCTCGTCCTGAATAAACGTCATCACCCGCTTGCTGGAATTGGCCACGGCCCTTTCTTTGCGAAGTTCAGCCAGTTCCTTTTCGATGGCTTCCCTCTGCTCTTTTTCCGTTTCGGCTGCGGCTTCCTCAGCGGTCTGCTTGGCTCGGAGCGCCTTCTTTGCGTCCCCGGCTTCCTTAGTCGCCTTGTCCATCGCGGCCTTCATCTTGGCCATTTCCGCTTTCATTTGGGCGATTGCGGCGCTCTCTGCCGCGCTTTGCTGTTCCGCCTGTTCCTGCGCTTCTTCGGCGGGGTTGGTTTCCGTGTTTTCGGTCACTTCGGCTTCGGTGTTCGTCCCAAGTTCAGCCATAATTCATTCTCCTTTGCGTTATTTTTTGTCTTCAGAGCGTTCTCTCGCTCTGGTTGATCTGTGCGACTTTTATATCCCGGCTTCTCTTCCGGCTTGCGAATTATTTATTGACGCTTCTCTGCGTCATATTTCAAACGGCGTATTGCCGTCTAAAACCGTAATGTCATTTTTGTTCGATAACCGGCTTAATGTAGCACCTGCAATGGATGTGCTGGGGAGGCGGGACCTGATCGATCGGGAATATCTGTCCGTCCAAATCATCGCAGTCAGTGCAGACCCTGTTGTCCTTCTGCGTCACCCACATCACCTTGTCGATCCCTGCCTGCCGGAACGCTTCCAGCCTTGCGCGGTACACCATGTTGTCCGCATACTGCGCAACTTGTACCGTCCAATACTTGAGCGCCCTGTCGATCTCCCGGTTCCGGTCATCGGATGCGGTCATGGCTTCCAGCAGCCTTTGCTTCTTCCGGTCCATCTCCGGGAAGAACATGTACATCGTGACCGGGTCTGCCATCTCCAGCAGGTCCATCACCCAATCGTTGTCGATGATCTGGTCTGCCCTGCGCGTGGCATAAGCGTTTGACTGATTCGCCTCGATCATCGCGATGATGAACGCTTCAACGGCGATCTCATAGTACCGTCTGACAGCCTGTCTTGCGGAAAGGTCGTACACGCTGTTCACGTCCCTGACAACGTTCAGTTCGTCCCACTTGGCAAGCTTCAGTCGGTTGAACGCTTTCAGGTTCAGGCGGTTCAATTCCCGGATAGCCTGGTCCGCTCGGTCATAAATCATGCTTCAACACCGCCGTCAGTTGTCGTGTCCCTTCGCCCTGCACTCCGGTCTGTCGTAGATCTGGTTGTTCGTGACCTTTTTGAACGTTCTCCCGCAGACCGGGCAAACGCCTGTTGAACTGCGCGGATGACCGGAACCGCTGATGTTCCCGTGCCGGAGTCCGCCTTCCGCGTTGATGGTGCTTGACGGGGTATCTTCTTCGCCTTCCCCAAAGCTGGTGGACGAGCCGTGTACGCCTCCCACAGAGCCACCGCCACCGGCTCCGATGCCTGCCGTGGCATCAAGCTGCTGCGCGAGTTCCTCCTGGTAATCGTCGAACACCACCGCATCGCTCTCCGGGTCGCGGCTCAGATGGCTGAACGTGAACGCCTGGATAGACGGCATTCCTGCTGCGCGAAGGGTGCTGAACGACTGCGTCTTGACCAGCAGGTCCTCGTAAGACTGCCTCCAGAACTTCGGCTCAAGGTCGGAAATCCTGAGTCCTGTGACCATGTCCGCGTCATTGCAGATTTTCAAGGTGATCTTCAGGAACTCGGTTTCGGCAGCCTTCCACATACCCTGCGTTTCAAGGCTCCGTGCTTCCGCGTTCCACCAGCCGTTCTTCATGATGACGGCCCCGTTGTTGGAACTGTCGGAAGTGTTCGCGTTCCCCTGACTGGGCATACCAACGATCTGAAGTACCGTCTGGTACATATCGTCCACCAGCGTCTGCGTCTGACTTTGGTCAAGCTGCTCGTTCAGGTAGTAAACACGGCTTGTCCTTCCATCCATCGCAGGGGGAAGTTTCAACGCTCCAAGATCCTTGAGTTCAAGGAACTGTTCGCGGGTGATGTCCACGCCCTCAAACACCATGATCGCCTGAATGAACTGCTCAATGCCGTCCAGGCGGTTGCTCTGCGTGGTGTTGATGGCGTCCAGCATCGGAAGCACCACTTCAAACGCGCCCATGTAGGTCGGATTGCATGGGTACTCGATCAGCGTTACCATCCCGAATTTATGCCGGGTCTGGTTTACGATCTGACTTGCGGTCGTGCCGTTACCGTCAATGGTGTAGGTCACGTCCGGCGTGTACACCGTATACCGCACCTTACTCTGCAAATCGTCCAGGAAAACGTAGGTCACGCCCATCACGACCCGCTTGCTGACATCGTTCAGCCGGACAACGAACGTGTTCCTGGGGTCGGGAATGTAGATCTCAAACGGCGCTTCGTCGTAAGCATCGGTCGGATGGACGGGCTTCCTGTCATGGATCACCAGTCGGTAACCAACACCGCAGGTGAACATGTTGTGAGCCAGTTCAAGGTCCTTGGTCTGCTTGCCCTCGGACAGCATCATGTTGTTGATCTTCGTGACCTTTTCCGGTACGCCGTCATTGCTTCCGCGACTGATGTACTGGATGGGTTCACCGGCAAACTCGGAAGTCTTGAACGTCACGATCTGATTGGCGATGTTCACAACGATCTTGTTGTTGATCTCGCCGTTA